ATGTAGAATTGGAGCTAAATGTAGTAGAATTGCCCATCACTCTATTAGCAATTACACTCGCTTTATATCCACCAATTTTAACATTGCCGCCAAATTCAGCGATAGCCGTGTCCGTTGTTCCATCCATATAGGTAACAGAGAATGAAGAGCCATTTAACTTAAATCCTGTTCCTGGTGTAGAAGAAGTTCCAGCGGTATAAACAGTGCTAGTTAGAGTTGTGGTCATGGCAATTACTGAAGATAGAGCAGTAGCTCCAATCGCGCCCGCAGCTATTTGAGTAGCAGTAATTGTTCCTGCTGTTAGTCTATCTCCAGTGATTGAACCTGCGGAAATTTGAGCAGATGTGATTGTATTGGCGGCTATTTGAGTAGCAGTAATTGTTCCTGCTGTTAATCTATCTCCAGTAATTGAACCTGCGGAAATTTGAGCAGATGTAATTGTATTAGCAGCAATTTGAGTAGCAGTTACAGAACCGGCAGTAAGAATAGCAGCGGAAATACTAGAAGCATTGATTTGAGCAGAGGTAATGGAGTTTGCAACAATGGCACTAGCTCCAATAGATCCGGCACTTACATTAGCTGCTGTAATCTTTCCGGCAATAACAGAACCAGAGCCTACCCTAACCCAAGTTCCGGATTGATTTTGATATAATGTCCCTGGTGTATTATCTCCTGCTGTATCTACAATAACGGTAGAATAGATGTAGCAATTTGGAGGATAAACACCGGTATTATCTGTGGTAGCTGGGAGAGAAGCATAGGTAGCCCAAGATCCAATAGTAGGAGCATTTAGCATTGCCTTTAATGCCTGGACACCTGCGAAAGTGCTACCAAGAGAATTGAGGGTAATAAGTTGTGAACCATTCCAGAAAGGTAGGGAACCAGCCTGGTATAGCTTATTTGTGGTTACTGAAGGTGTTCCATCCCCTATTGTTATTCCCTGTGATGCTGCTACTGATATTCCGCCATTAGCTGTAATTAGACCACTGAATATTCCTGTAGTAGCGGTTAGGGCACCCATGCTAACTGAGGAAGAGAATGTAGCGGCACCATTGGTATCTAACACTAGGCGTTGAACTGGTGTAGTTTGCCCTGTAAAGAATCTAATTGCACAATCAACTCCGGTAGAAGACCTGGGTATTAAAATTAAATCCCCAGCAGATCCACCAGGTCCACCTGTATTTTGAACACCCACATAAGCATCAGTTGAATTAGATGGGGTAGAAGTGAATAATCCGGTTTTTAATGATAGACCTCCAGAGCTTGTAGTGTCTATTGTACCTGTAAACATTCCTGTAGTAGCAGTTATGGCACCACTAAAGGTTCCTGAAGCGGCTGATATAGATCCAATAGTTCTAAAATTACCTGTATTGCTAGACAACTCAGCTACAATAGAGGGTGTAGTAGAAGTTTTTGTTCCACTTTCCCATGTCCATCCATATCCAGCAATATTTTCAATAAAGTTTCTAAGACCCCAAGTTGTAACATAGGTTCCTGTCGGAGCTACCACAGTTCCAGATACTCCAGATGCAGCTCCAGCATTAGACATATATGTTTGCCAAGCTGTGAATCCAGAAGAATAATAAAGAATCCCTGTAGAAGCACTATTGACCCTGTTTACATTTAGTCCGCCACTGAATATTCCTATACCAGTTACGGAAAAATTCCCATTATCAGAAATTTTAATTAAATCCGTTACTGTTCCAGAGACATTTTTAGATATTGCAAAACCATATCCTGTATTATCTGTTCCAAATGTTAATCTATTTACAATAGGTGATGCTCCACCAGTAATTAACTGTAGGCTACCTATACCGCTTGATGAACCTACAGTCAGGGCGCCACTAAATGTTCCTGAAGTAGCAGTTAGAGCACCCATGCTCATCGCCCCGTGGTTCCCGGTCCATCCGCCAGCGGGGGCCGCCTGTGCAGATGTGCCCGTGATATTGCCCCAGGCGGCTGTGGAGGTTGCACTGGTCGCTGTCGAATTGACAGCCGCGGTGATGGCATTGATGAGCTTGATTCGCTCGGTGTAGGCGCTTGCCCAGTCAGTATTCCAGGCCGCCGCCGTGATCGCGGTGTCGCTGGTCGTATCATTCCATGACGGGATCAAGCCCGTGAGATAGTTACCGAGCGTGGTCATAGCCCCGGTGAATGCCGCCGAAGACACACCAACTGCCGAAGCCTTCGCCACCAGGTCTGCTTGAGAGCCGTTTAGATCGTTGTAATCCTTGATGGCCTGAGGCTTCTCACCTTTTGATAGCCAACTATCGGAGGCGATGGTGGCCAGGGCCGCGAGTGCGCTATTCGCAGCAGTCTGTGCTGCGGCGGCGGAAGCTTCAGCATTGGTTGCCACCCCACGAAGCACCACCCCCTTCGCTGGTGTGGGGGCGAGCGTGGCAAGCCCATTGGTGACGGTGTAATCGGTGACGGTGACGGGGGCTGTGGTGGTTGGGATGTAGGAGGTCGCAGTCGTCCCAGTTTCGATCTGTGCACCCCAGAAGTAGCAGGACGCTCCATCGGCATTGAATGTCGGGTATAGTCTGAAGTACTGGTTAGTCTCTGTAGTGGTCACGGTAAAGGAAATGCGATACCAGCCATTACCGAAGTCTTGGAATGTGGCATTGGTGGCGTTTCCGACCAAAGACAGGGATGTTATCGTAGAACCGGACCAATTGATGAATATCCATCCAGCATTAACACTATTGCGAACAAACATGGAGCTTTGCAGGGAGTTGACATTCTTTGCCCAAACGGAAAACCTGCATACAGTTCCGTTTGCAATGGTTGGGGCTACATAAATAAACGAGTTGTAAGTGCTACTAGATCCAGTCACCATATCGGCGGTTGAAGTGCCCAGAGGGTCAGTAGTCGAATCCGGGGTGACAGTTGAGCCGTTGGCCGTAGCCCATGAATTTAATGCCTGAGAATACGGGCAGAGATTCGTCCGCGCCGTAGTGTACAGCGTCTGAGTTCCTTGCCAATCCGTCTTGGTAACGGTGGGACCAACGTAGAGGAACTGGTTGGTGGTACCATCCCCCACCACTACGGGAATCAACGCGGTGTTTCCCGTAGTCTGGGCTGCATCCGCCAGAGCCTTCGCTTTGGCATAGATTGCGTTCAGAAGTGCCTGCCGAGTGGAATACACGTCGGCAAACTTCTGCCGGAACGTAGGGCCATCAATGGCCACATCCGAGCCGGGGATGACGTTCCAGCCAGGCAGTGTTCCGAGGTAGGAGGTCAGGGCCGAAACAGCAGAATCATAAGCACTTCGACTCACGGCGTAGGCATCTGCTTGAGCGTCAATCCCAGCTTGCTCGTTCGTGATGTTCGCGTAGTCCAACACTACGGCTGGCTTTTCTCCAGGACTCAGGATGTTATCTGAGGCGATGTTGGAGAGGGCGGTATTGGCCGTGTTGGCTGCGGTCTGGGCGTTATTCGCGGCGGTCTGCGCTGCCGCAGCGGAAGCCTCAGCATTGGTCGCTATCCCACGAAGTACTGCTCCCTTTGCCGGGATTGGGCTGAGCGTGGCGAGCCCATTGGTTACGGCGTAGTCCGTGAGTGTGACGGGGGCTGTGGTGGTGGGGATGTAGCCCTGCCCCTCTGAGGCGAGCGCCAGGTGAGACCCCCAAATGTAGATACCCTTCGCCGTATTGTCACTAGCCGGGTAAATGAGCCTTCCTATTGCGGTATATGAGCCGGTGTTGAATGTCAGCATCACGCGGTAGATCCCGCCGCCCATAGGCACTATCACACACGACACGAAACCAGCCCCAGCCGTGGAAGCCACAGATGGGACACCCGCGTTCCAAGTTATCTGCACACGCGCCAGTTCGGTAGAAATTGACGAATCGAATATCCGGACCCGGCTAGAAACCGAATCTGACGCCGCAACATAGACCGATTCTGTGTAGTTCGTCCCCGATGAGACATTTGTGGCCTGCTGAAGATAGGATGTAGTAGCATTTGTCCCGACGACCTTGTCCATGGTCATCGTGCCATTGGGCGCAGACAGGCTATCCGCTGTGATGGTGCATGAGATATTGGTCCATGCTGAGTTGGAGTAATTCTCAGACTGGAGAGACAGATTTGTCCTCGGTGTCGTGTAGAGCGTCTGCGTCCCCTGCCAGTCCGTGCGCGTGAGGGTGGGACCAACATAGAGGAACTGGCTGGTGGTGCCATCGCCTACCCCCACGGGGATCAGCGCGGTGTTCCCAGTGGACTGCGCCGAATCCACTGCGGCCTTCGTTCCAAGCACAACGGTATCAGGATCTAATTGGACTGTTCCGTCAAGAGAGCGCCAACTTGACTCATTACCACTGTGATACACAGCCTGCACGGAGGCTTTGATATTGGCAATCGTAGTCGCAGTAGTGATGCTTTTCACATAGCGATAACTAGTCAGTGTATTTGCTACGATCGCACCAGGATCTATTTCAATAGGTGCTGTGATGTAAGACGAAACCTCATTTGGGTCCGTGCCAGTATAGATGACTATCCTGAATATTCTCAGTGCAGCGGGGTATGGCTCTGTATGAGTCCAATTGAAATCCAGCCATTTAGGGCTGAGAAGTGTTGGATTTCCGCCTGCGCTAGGACCACCACTGGGGCCGACGGCCCCACCACTATCATTATCTGCCGAGTAGTTGATAACAATAGTCATGGCGGCCCCTAAATCGGTTTGGTAGTTGTGACTGCAAGGGTGATACTACCCGGTGTCGTGGCAGGAATGGTGAGAGAAGCCGGGGTTCCATTTGGATCGGCAATGGTCAGTGACACCTCGGTGACGAATGTATTAGTGATGCCAGCGAAGAAAGCCTGCACACGAACTCTATAGTCACCGGGAAGAACTTCTTCAGCTGACGCAGATGATCCTGACACTTGCATCTGAACAAATGGCCTGTAGTCACGAGAGTAGGCACACTCATACCCTACCGCCATCGTATTATTCGGCCAAGATACATCCAACTGAATTACTGCGCGAGAGTTGAGAATCTTAACATACGAGTTGGTCGTTACAGGGGAAGGTGCCGCTGCGGTCCTCTGTGTCAATCCACCTGATGCCGATATACGAAGCCCGCTCTCATAGCTATACTTGGTCGGATCATGCAGAAGTGCTGTGACCTCGTAATCTACCGGCCCGGATTCACTAATGCTAAGAACTCTATACAGGGCCATATTGGTGGATAACTGCAGAATCCACATCGTTTCTGGAATATCAGAAAATGGGGTGGATACAGTCAACGAATTCGTTGCTCCGGTGCCGTTGGTGACAGTTCTTGCCTCCACGGCACCACTCGGCAGCGTGCATTTGAGCGTATAAGTTCCCGCTGCCAGTGTGACTGTGTCGTCTAAGAGCACAGTTGACGCCGTGGTTCCGGGCAGCACACGCCCGCCCATGCGCGTTTTCCCGGCTCTGAACGGATCGGCTATCTGTATAATATCCCCAGGTCGGCAGGCTGCACCCTCCATGCCTGCTTTGAATGTCACCACTTCTGTTTCAAGAAGTTCTGTGGCCAAAGTCCATAACCCGAGCCTTCTGGCCTGCCCCTGGCTGGTGCAGCCAAATGCAGTCACCTCTGTTGGCTGATAGCCATACCTGGCAATCCCAGCATCATCTTGGACGTATTCAACAGACTGCTGATAGCCCATCGCTGGGTTAGTCCATGATACTAGCGCCGCAGTGTGGCGAGCTTTCTTCGCGGTGCCTGAATAAGAGAACACGCCGTCGTGAACATTGGCTGAATTGAAAATCATCACAGGAGATGCGTCAACATCCATTACAGGGGTAACTAAGCCCCCCGCGAAATAGACCATTCCTCGGAAAATTGAAGCCATTGTCATTAGAACTTTGAGCGCATCCTCTTGTGCTTGGATAAATAGGTTGCACGAGAATCTCGGCTCCCAACCGCCATTTCCATCAGGAATAAGCGTTTCGTCGCACAACTTTGAAATGTAGTATAGAGCCCACTTGTCTAAAGAAGATGCGTCCAAATATGAGCCAGCCCCATAGCGTGTATTGACTGCGATGTCGTAGAAAATCCATGCTGGATTACAGGTCCACGTTTCCTCCTCTTTGAACAGCCCATCCCACACGCCAGTATAGACACCAGGAGTCCAGATACCTGTTTCCTCATTCATGAACGCAGGGGTGTAGTTAGAAGGGATCTTCACCAATCGGAGATAGTATTCTGCTGAAAGGCGTGGAACATTGCGGAACTGCTTCGCATCTACTTTCAAGGCCATCATTGCAGTATTAGGATACCGAAGCAAGGCATCTGTGATCTCTGTCAATGACTTCCAATTAGTCAGATTCTGGGTGTAAGCATCCGCGGGGTCTGGCGTGACACGAACCACTCTGATCTGCCATGGCCCCGTCCCGACATTGGGCAGGTTTATTCTATACGACTTGACATACTCGTCGCCAAACTTATCCTGGACAATACCATCCTTATCAAGCGGAACCTTAGTGAAGACACTGCCATTGTAGCCAGATCTATATATCCAGATTTCAATCTGGCAGGACGAACCAGACTCGGCACCCGTTTTTTTATCTATTACTTTCAGTGTAGGAATTGAAATTGATACGAGAACAGCCGAAATATTTGGGGTGATCATCGTTCGCGTCTGGGGGGCCACCTGCGTTACAGCGCAGGGTAGATTCAATTCAGAAGTTCTGACAGCTTCCACATCCGGGAAGTCGGGAATCATGGCTTGGTCGTTGTAACCTGCTGTGAGTGCCAAGGCCACGCCCTTGAAATTCATTCCGGAAGGGCCTTGAACGGGGCTGTCGTCTAAATAAACAGATTTAAGCCCATTGACCAAACCTCCGATTGGGCCCTCGCACACTGCGACAAGCATCCGGGCCATCTCAACATTGGCATCTGTTGAAAGATTTACGCCGCTATGTTTACTAGCCCAACTGCCGCCGTCTCCATCTACAGACCAAGGCATCATTACAGCCATCTGATACTCCTAGCCGACGGCGGGTGCGAGAGCCCACATCCAAGGTGCAGTTCTTCCATCCCCATTACGAGTACCAATTTCGTCAGCCGCCAGGCCGCCCAAGCCATTTGGAGTCCACGCCTCTCCGCAGATACCCAGTGATACAATGGCTCCGCCAACACGAAGTTTCCCGTAGCCTAGCCCAATAGGGTTTCCCTGGCCAATTGTTAGATGCGGAGATGAAAAGGCAAAGGTCGGCTTATCCGCGGGGCCTTTGTCGTTGCTTCCTGCGTCTATGCTTTGGTTTCCCGCTAAGATCTGGGCTACGCCCCCAAGAACCATTGCCATCCCCATATTGATGGACATAGCAGAAAGCCAGTTATTCGCCGCCGCCTGATACCAGTAAGCGCCTGACCCTCCCGTGAAGTAGACAAGTGCTACAAGCGCGACGCCCATAAGAATCTGTCCGAAAATACTCTTTGCGCCTACGACGCATGGAACAATACGGATAGTCTCGCCACCATGTGGCAGGAAAAGTTGCTCTTCGCCAAGAGAGGCTGCACCGATGCGAATTCTGTAACCGTATTCGTAATTGAGTAGCGCTTCTTTGAATCCCTCAAGCTGGCAACTTAGAGCTCTAATTGCTTCCTGCGGGGAACTCACAGCCAAACGGAAACTTACCCCGAACTTTGCGCGAAGGTGGCCATACAGTCTGATCTCAGTGGTTTCAGTCATGGCGTGCCACCATCCTAGTCCGGCCCTGCCAGTGGCCGTCGTACTCGTCAATACGAGAAAGACGGTTTGGCAGGTGATGAAGTATCTTACCATGCCCCACATAGATAGCGCAATGGTTAATAGTTAGAGCCGCGACTTCCATAAGAAGCATATCGCCTTCCTGCAGATCTTCTATACTGACTTCACGATAACCTGCCGCAAGAAGATTGTCTAGATGAGGAGTTTCACCGCGCTCCCAGAACTTATCACTACGCAGAAAGTCCGGAAATTCCTTGCCATTGGCGATGGTGTGCCACTCACGAACAATTGACCAACAATCATCCACGCCAAACACGAACTGTCTGCCCTCAATAGGCCGCCCAACTGGATCTATTCGGCTCCATGACTGGCTTGCATCAGTAACGACCCACCAGGGAACACCTGTCGCATTGCAGCTTTTCACATCAGTGGCACTGGGCCGGACGTCGCCCCCGACATGACTATGGATATACCCGATCAGTCTACCCTCGTCCTGCGCGGCCACCAAACTATCAGGACACAGATCAAGTTCATCTTCTACAGTTGAAAGATTCTTGCATCTACGGTACTCTGCGACGCCTTTGATGTCAATAACAACACCGACAGATTCCATGGGGGACATCTCCATGGCATGGATATGAGCTTTTGATAGAAGTTCTGGAGTCATCTCACCAGCCCCGCGCCTGGAAACCCACCATAAGGAAGCGGCGTAGTCTGCCCGAAGTGCTGTAGGCAGCCGCCGTCGCCAGTCGCGTCGTTCAGAGTCTTATTACAAGTGGCCAGCGCTCCTGTATAAGTGCATTCGTACCCTTTGTAAACCCAAGGGCAAATAGTTGCCTGGATAACCCTGCGGGGGAGCTTGAGACCCTGCGCGTCCATCTTGCTGGCAAGTTCAAAGGAGATGAAATCCTTTGTTTCAAGGGCCTTTCGTTCTATGACGAATACGTCATCTGGCAGATAGGCATTAGGATTCGGGCTTGAGCCTGTGGGGAGGAACTTGGCGAGCGTCCGCTTTCTTATGAGCGTCGCTCCCACCAAATCGTCGTAGTCTCGGATCATCAACCCAATCAGGCCATCAACAGCCGCAACTGTGAGCTTTGGGCGGGGCAGGGTGCCCTTTCCGGTTATTTCAAACCCCTCGGCCTTGATCGGGAATGCCTGATAGGTATTGCCCTGCCAGACGATGTTGGCCCACACATCGTTCGTTCCGGCGTGGAAATAAGTCAGCCCTCCGCCGATACTAGGATCGCTAGCATCGAGAACGAACAGTTCAATAATGGCGCCTGGATCAAGACTTGCTATTTCCCTGCGCGGGGTAGGATCAACATACCCGGGATCTAAGCGGGAAAGAGTCACATCGGCACCTGCTCAAATACACCCGAGATGGACACCTGATTGAAACTATGCTCTGTTCGCTTCCAATTGTCGCAAATGAACTTGTGCGAAGTTCCATTCGGCGGCGTCCAATCGAATGGGGTGGTCCCATACTGCGCTTCAAGAAAGGCTTCAATGGCGTTGGCCTCTGCAGTGGTCCGATTATTGAATTCAACTGTCCACTTGGCGAGGCTCGTGTTCAACCCATCTCTGGCACGCTGGGCATAGCCATCGCCGAACTGCGCTTTTATGACCCGCAACTTTTTGTCATCAGAAGTTCCAGTTGATGGCAGCCAAGTGAAAGTAGCCATAAATCACCGTCCATGCACAAAGTCATAGATTATACCATTGGGGCGCTGCTCGTCTATAATTACTTCTCGCATCTTAGCCGCAAGACTGCGGGCCACTGCGATACCCTGATCATTATCTCCCCTTTCCTGGGTTTGGGCGCTGCCGTTGGTGGCCACAGTAACGCTCAGGTAAACGTCCCCGGTGCCTCTGGGCTGCGCCGCCTTGGCTTGGCTGGTGGGCATGCCCGCCACGCTAAAGGCCGCAGAAGCGCCACTATATGGACCCACGCTAGGCAATTTGCCTGTGAACCCGCCCGCGCCAGAAGTATTGAGCCCAGATCCGACATTTGAGTAATTTCCTGTGGATGGAGTGCTGGGCGTGCTGCCATTGAAGTATGATGCAAAGGTGGCGAAGAAACCTGCGCCGCCACCCTTTGTGAGCGAGGTCAGCGAAGCGGCCAGTGCGTCCATGACCGGCTTCATGATCATTGCTTTTATGATCGCCACTTCCATGTCATGAACCATACTGGCGAACATCTTGTGCCAGTTTGTGGAAGTGCCATTGAAGAAGTCTGCCAGTAGGGTAGATGTCTGATCTGTATAACCTTTGACAGCCTGCCCCATGGCCGCCCAAGCTGAGCCACTCGCTTCTTTGAGTTTTATGAGCGAACGCTGGTATGTGACCAAGTCGCCACCATTCTTCCGATAAGCTTCCAACTGCGCCACTTCTCGCGCATAGGTTTCTTCAGGGGTGGCGGTAGCAGCAAGCCTACCACCACTGCGATTGTTTTCGGCGTCTAACCTAGCTTTCATTGCTTTTTCAGCCGAGATGATTCCTAGCCGCTCCTGCTCATTTATATCCTTGATAGTCTTCAGGTATATCTCGGACTCATCATTGGCCCGCCGCTTAGCCAGTATAGCGAGATCGGTCTTTTCCTTAATGAGATCTAGGAACTCTGATTCTGTGATGTTTCCATCTGCGAGGTTGACGCTGCGCCACATTTCAAGCTCAATAGTTTCTTCCAGACTACGATTATACGCGTCGGAGGCTTCGCGCATCTGCTGCATATCAGAATACACATGCTCGTCTGCGGTTTCGCCCTCAGAGCGAATATACGCAGCCTTCAGTCTAGCCTCTTCTTCCTTGCGCCTAGCAATAAGGTTCTTAAGCTGGCTGTCATCTAGTTTTCTAGTGCCAGTTTTCTTGTCAACTTCGTTGGCCATTGCTGTCCAGTCGGCTATCTTTTTGGCAGTTTCCGCTTCAAGTTTCTTGAACTCAATTGCCTGCTTTGTGAGACCGATACCCTTGTAACTGGCATCGGTAATCTTTTCTTCCATGGCTGCCATCTGTGTCTTGTAGTAGAGCAGCCGCTGGGCGTTAGCAGCATGAATTTCGTCTGCGGCTTGTCTAGCTTTGGCCTTCCTTATTTCTTCATCTTCATGTGCTTTTTGGTCTGCGTTGTGCTTCGCAGCTTCTTCTTTTGCGGCAGCAAGCGCGGCTGTCGTTGCGCGTACCACTTTCTCCTGCGCCTCTAGAGAAGAATCAGTGTCGCCAAAGTGCGCAAGTTCGTACCTTATATCCTTTAGATCCTGTTTGAAGGTTCCAACTTGGGCCTTCATTTCCGCTACTTTGGCCTGGGCGGCGTTGAGGTCATCAGTTAGCTTCTTAATCTGAGGAATGTTATCTATATCTATCTCTTCTTTTCTCTTTTTCTTCTTATCTTTGTTACGAATTCTATCAAGCTCTTTCCACTGGGCCTCTTCTTCCTTCCACTTAGCAATCAATTTGTTTGCGGAGGCAATATCATCCTCCGCATCCGCAACAGAAGTATCCCGGTATTCCCTTACAGCCGCTATCAGAGCAGTAATAGCAATCGCTACCAAGCCTATCACACCGCCCATCGAATCCATTGCCTCGCCAGCCATGATCGCGGCCTGCCCCGCTAGGGTCTCTGCTTCTGCCAGCCTCTCCTCTGCTGCTGTCAGAACAGCGTCGGCTTCAGCGACACGCAGCTTAGCAAGGGCCCGTCTATTGATTAGCTCATTAGTCAAGAAGCGGCCCTTCTGAGCAGAAACCTCTTCTTCGACTTCGGCCTGATCAGCAAGTGCGGCTTCTCTCGCAGACGCCGCATACTGAATCTGCGACATAGTCATCGCTCTGAAGGAATCTACACCACCAGAGGCCCACTTGTGGAAAGCTGCATCAGCCGCCTGTAACCACTGGACGACTTTGAACGCAGCGAAGCCAGCGGCCAATATTTCTAGAGAATTTTTCATTTCCGCAAGTGTGCCTACGAAAGTCTCTACGTAGCCAATGGCAGTCTTGACATCTTCTGCCAAGTTATTCGCAAAAGTAGCCTGCCCACCAGAATCTTTCCATGCCTGCATTGCATCAGCTGCATCCTTGAATGCCCCCACCAATGCAAAGACAATTTCTGTCGTAGCAGGATTGAAAGTTTCCCCGATCTTTACCTGAAGATTTTCAGTATAGCGGACCATTGATAACATCTGCTTACCAGCGGTAGTCATTGCCGCTTCGTACACCCCGAAGCGTTTCGCGCCTTCTGCCAGCACCGCATCCATACGAATTTCAGCCAACGTCTTAGCGTCTATACTTTCAACGGCAACATGATTAGCGCGGGCGTATTCATTGATAGCCGATTTGAAGTTCACCATAATGCCCATATGGCGAATGATACGAGCCTCGCCAGTTGAAATACCCTGGACCAGCTTAGCAAAGGCCTCCGAGCTGTTGATTCCCGCTAATGTCGCACCATCCTGCGCCACGCGGCCTAGTTCGGCAGCTTTAGATAGATCTACCTGTGCCGCTGCCATGAGCTGGAGACCTTGGCGAGCTCGCAAAGAGCTGATGCCTGTCTTCTCCATGTCTTCCTGGAAGCCCTGTATCTCATTTCTAGTGAGGCCGACATTATTGGCCATGACTCCAAGAGTCGCCCCAAGCATCTCGTAGCGAGCACCCAGTGTAGCGACATCTTTTACCGCATCTATAATAACAGCGGTTGAGATGACCTTAGCAAGGTGGCCGTACACCTCGGCTAGAATCCCCGCTGAATCGGCAGCCTTGTCACTAGCATTTTTCAATGATAGTAAAGCGGTCTCGCCTTGACTAACTTGGCTGCCATCAACTTCTATGACCAGGGTGGATACGTCAGCCATTGTTCATAGTCCTTATAAACATTAAGTCTAGACCACGAATGCAGGCGAATTCAAAGGCCCCCAG